TAGTTTAAATCAAACGTTAGGTAATAAGTATTTGTGAACGCTTCAACTTCTTTGATGTGCTTAGAACGGCTAAAATCCCTGAAGAAATTCATTTGAGGGTCTTCAACGCCCCATTCGCCTAAAGCCCAAACATTGTAGAGATTTTCGTCTCTTTCTTTTATTGTTAGTAACTTTTCGTGTAATTGATTCCTGTCAATTAAATAGTTGTCCCAAAAAGTAGATTTAACTAATACGCATTTAGGGTTTAAATTAAATTTATCTGATTCAGCTTTTATCCAATGTTGAACGCTTTGAGGATTCCAGTCTAAAATCATTGAAACTTTTACGCCTTGCTTCCCTCTTATTGTTGTGCCTAAATAGTCGTAATCATCTATTGTAAACTGATTAGATTCATTCAACCATGCAATATTAGCCCCTTCAACTGATTTAGCGTTTTCTTCTTTATCCATTCCAAGACCTCTAAACCAGTTCCCTGTATGTTTATTGATTATTTGGAAGTGGTCTTTTATTATCGTGAAGTCATTAGGAAAGTAAGTGGTTACAATATCCTTTAAAATCTTAAAAGTTGAACCCTCGATTTTATTGTATTCCTTTCGGCAATGAATTACATTAAATTGCTCGTTACCAAAAGAATGATAAATTAACTTCCTTGCAATTTGGTGAGTTTTTCCGCTTTGACGTGTCCCGTAATGTCCTTCAATTTCGTATAGTGTTTCAACGTAAGGCCAATACCATTTGAGCCACCATGTAGATTTAAATTTTATGTTCATTCAGGAGGTTCTATTCCTTCAATAGTTCTAGTTACTACAACGCTTTCAAGTTCTTTTTTGTCAACTAAGCCTAAATCACGGGCAATAATATTAGGATTTAAAAGCCCTGCGGCTGCTCCTGTGAACTTCTGTTCGTACATTATTTTTTCTATGCGCGTGATGACCCCGAAAAAATCTTTGTATTCTGGTTTTGTTTTGTAGTTTCTAAGTGCATCATCTGAAATGTCTAAGTATATTTCAAGCCCAGCCCAAGTAAAAGCCCTCATCTTAGGCTTATTTACTTCTATTGCATCTTTTCCAACCCAATCTACTTCTAACAATGGATTCTTTTCACAATTAGTAAAATACTCTTGAGCCGCCTCCCAAAGAACTTCAGGAGACGAAAACAATTTATCCCTTCCGTGTTTAGAACGGAGTTTCCAAAACGAATTCCCAATAGTTGCTGCCATCTTTTTTTTACAAAGTTACTAAATAATCTTTAATCCAGAAAAGGGTTGTAGAGAGGGACGGTGAAGAAAGAAGTTACCAAACCCCTTACCCCTTAAAAGATTTGGTAACAACTTTCACCTTAATCCGTCAAATGGGAGTTTCGTTGGTCTGGCTGCTACGGGATAAAGTTACATCCACACATAGCATTTAAGAATAATAACCATTGACAGGTTCACTACTTCTCCTTGGAGCAACGTTTAACCGAACTACGGGCATATTAACGCAAAAAGCCCAAACGCGGCACATTTGAGCTAATCGCTTTTTTTGAGATAAGATTTCTCCAAACCTCAATATCTTTCTTAAGTGCCGCTTAAGGATGAGCAAATATACGAAAACATTTTTTATTTGTTCAAATTAATTCTTATAAACTTTGTAAATCTATTAAAAGCGTATCTCTGTAACTATGTAGTTCCCAATTAGGCCAAATATACTTATCTGCTAATTTCATAGTATTATAAATATTGTTTCTAAAATACCTTTTAGCAATCCTATTTACCCTATCTTCTCCGCTTTGAGCAATCCTATCAATACGCCATTTGATTTTATATTCAGGTGTTTGGTTCTCCCATAAAACTATTTTTTCAAATTCGTTTTGTTTGTTAATTACCTGTTGTAAAATTGGCTGCAATTCATTAACTAACTTATTGATTTGTTTTATTCTTTCCTGAATCATAATGAAAATATAACTTAATACGATTTAATTTTCAATAAAAATACGGATATTTAATAATTATTGCACATTTTTTTTCGTTAACTATTCCAACCCCCAAGTATTGCAACTCCTCAAATTTATCTCCTATATTAAAAGGTATATTTCTTCTTTCAAAAACAGTAATATAAATCGTTGTATCCGTTTTATCTTTGCTAAACTCCCAAAAATAAACTACTTCTGTTCGTTTAAATAAATAAACTGAATTATTCATAATTTAATTTTCAATAATAAACCTAACCGCTACATAAATAAAGTAACAGATCACTATTAGTATTAACTTTTCAGATATCTTGTCGTTCATAGATCAAATGTATAACCGTTATTTTTTAAAGAATCTCTTTTGAAAGTTTGTTTCTCACTTGCTGCACCTCTTGGCTTTTTATCTTATCCTGCCTTGATTCCTTTTCCCAATTTCCCCTGCACTTGTTATGCGTATCGGAGTCTTGGTTTTTACTTGCTTGGTTTCAAAATCAAACTTATATCCATCCTGTACAATGTTTGGTCGGACAAAACTATTGTCTTCCAAATTTGAAGGCTCAAAATATTGTAGTATCTCAATCTTTAAATACTCGTCCCCTTTCTTGACCGATTTTCTCTCTAATACCATCTTGTAAATATGCCTATCGTCAATATTGTATTTCTTGCAGATTATATCCGTTATCAATTTTTCGGGGTTAGCCAAATCAGCGGTTGATTGGGAAAAACCGAACTCATAATTGAAATGATATGGAGGTTTTGGGAGTTCAATCTTAGGTAGCAAAAGCAAACACGCCTTTTCATAAGCTAAATATTCCTTTGTCTTGAACCTGCGCCCCTGCCATGCCTTGTTTACGCTTAACGGGGTAATGTTTAGTTTAATCATTTGACAATCTACTAAGTGAATAACCTTGCGACTTAGCCCAGTCAGGCATATTTTCTATTTCACAATGACAAACCATACAAACTGCAAGAAAATACTTTTCGTCATTTAAGTAAATACCCCTCCCTTTGCGATGGTGGATTGTCGTTGCTTTTTCATTGCAATACTTCACTTCACAAACTGTATGAGAAACTAAATACTCTTTACGCTTCTTTGCATAAATTTTAAGTTCTCCTTTCATTTTATCAGAAACCTTTTTAATAGGCTTTAAAGCCTTATCTACTTTACTTGGTAGTTCACTTGCTTTAATTACCTTTCCTTCGATTGTACCCCCTTTAAAATGGCTAAAAAGAGGTTTAATTTCTTTTTTAGTGAACGCTTTTTTAAAAGGTTGCGATTTTGTCCCCTTTTCGGGCTTGGCTTTTTCTTTTCCGTCGGGCTTGATAAACATTACTTTTCAATATTATTTACAACCCACTTAATAAAATTATCGATGTAATCAAACCTATACGATTCGGGCAATAGCGTTACTTTCAAAGGAATTTCATTCTCTAATTTAGCGATTAATTCGAACATTTCAAACTCATTGGTGCAAATATTATCAAAGAAATCGTCATCAACATCGACTTCTCCACCGTAATATTCCCCTATTATTTTTAAGATTTTTTCTTCTATTCTGCTCATATTTCGTCTTTTAACCAATTTAATTCTGCTGCTGCGTAACTTAAAAATTCTTCGGGCGTGTATATTTCAAACCAACGGTTAAATACGTAGTCTGCCATGCTTCCCGCCTCGCAGAACATATCTTTTGTGATAGCTTTTTTAGTTCGTTTGCCATCTTCTATAACTATGATGTGTAAATAACCTCTGTCTTCTTGTACTCGGTAAGACTTATTACCGTACATTACCTCACTCCCCTTTCGGATTTGGTGAAAGTATTGAACTTTAGGGAGTTGCATTATGTTACGTATATTTATGAGTTATGTGAAAGGCTACTTTTATTCCTTTATTCTATTTTAACTTAGTTGAAAGTTCGTCCGATTTCGTTGTTGTCCATCCCGTGTTTTCATCGTCACAATCCCAACAATAGATTTGATAATATTTTTGATTACTAACCAGCCGTTTAAATACGTTTGAATGGTATTGTTTTTTAATTCTTACGCACATACCTATACCACAGGAAGGACATTTCATTTCGCCAAATAATTCCTTACATTCTTTTTGAGATTTTCTCATTGGTTCAATTTCTGATTCCCAATGTTGCATTCCTATTGAATCCATTATTTAGCTTTGTTTGAACCGTTTATAAAACCAAATAGCCAAGCAATAATAGTTTCC